CCCTGAACGAGTATTTACATCTGTGGCCCCCAATTGGGGGTTAGGAGTGTAGCAAGAGGCTTGGGGATCTACACCTGAAGTAGAACCTTAATCACGATTAATATAACCACGAAACCCAAGCTGGAGTAAAGGGGGGCAGGTCCTAGGGTCACCACGCACGTCTACGCAGTACCTAGGCATCCTCCGAGCAGCAGCCACCGAGGCACGTCTGCAACAGTACAATACTGCAAGGAGGAGCTACAACGAGCGCACCTGCATAATTTAGCCCCGTAGGGGCCAAAGGGCCGCGAACAATGCGGTTAAGACGAGTACAGCCGCTCCGATCATTTGCCAGGAAATACGAGAAGGTCCTCTGCCGAGGGGACCCTCTCCGTAATCCACATGGACTGACGAGAATGGGAGCAGCTGAGTCATCGAATTGCACTCAACCTTCTTGAGATAATAACGGTCAAGTGAGTTGACGGGAGGCACCCCCGAAGCATGCCACAACAAGTGACGTGCCAGGAAGTAGAGGGTCCCGCCTTCTTTGAGGCATAGCGCCCACACGCGCCGTGCCTCGTTGCGCCAGGCTCTAATTGGTTTATAGCCTAGGCGCTCCAGTGCGTGCGATACGTCACCAAGATGTTTGGCTGAGTATCTCGTGTAAGAAAAGACGTTCCGGCCATGCAAATGCACAAGTATATATGGCAGCATCTTGAGGGGGGCCTCAATGACGTTGCCATAGTACTCAAAAGCCAGTGTGGAATCCGCATCATACTTCTTTGCATTTATGATTTCACGCAACCATGCGACGCATAAAATCCTCGAAGCAAAGTAAGTAGGGTAGTAAGACACAATAGCGGATAACCACGTGAACGGTGCAGTTCTATCACGAGACTCAACCATACAGCGACCAAGAGTTCGAACGGGATCAGGACTAAGAAAATAGTCGGGATTCCGCTGGTCCTTAGGGTACGCCGTGGTCACGTAAGCACTACATGTGGTGACAGCCTCCAAGCTGTAGGCAGGAAGTATTGGATCTCCCTGCCGCAAGCCTAGATTGGATAGTCGGTTGGATAGCACTTCCAGTCGGTCCTTGTCGCATTCTGGGCCCTCACTCCTGGCGACAACAATACAGTCATCGCCACACACAATCATATGAGGATCAGAAATGCCAGCCTCTCTCATAGCGGCCTTCATCTTGATCCAACATGTGAGCGTGTTGCCAGTTGATGTTGTTAGCACTCCAGAAGCACGGCAGGCCCTCGCGCCTATTACCACTCGGTCGGTTCTCTCCACAGGCGACCAGGCGTAAAGGTTCTCCGTGATTCCGTGAATGTCTTTTTTGGCATCTGGTTGACGGGTTCCATCCGCGAATATTTGTGCCTCGACTCTCATATCATGAGGAGTGATCTGAGAGTCGTAGCAGAAAGCATCAGCGGTGAAGACCATGGGGTTGTTGGTAGTGTTCCACCACTTGACGAGCCGAGAAGCGCGCTCCTGCGGTGTGCAATCAAAACCGTACTCTTCACGGAGCACGGCCTTACACACCGCAGGGGCGATCCTCCCCAAGAGCAGCTTTTCAGCCACCCTGACCTCAAGCGGTGGGTACATGATAAGGCGTGGCGCCTTCATGCTCCCCCCTGGCCTACGAACGAACCATTCAACCTTTGGCATGAGGGTTGTGAATGCCCATTTGTCCTTGTCAACACCATGACACACAGCAGCGTAGGCGTCGTACACAGCCTGGCGAGCATCCGGGGTGACCGCCCGAATATCAAGAGCCGTCAATCCTGTAACGCATGATCTCGCCGACCGGGGTGGAGTGGCCGCACATGCCTCTTCAAGAGTCATAGTGCGTTCACGCACCCCCATCGCTCGATCACGCGCCAAGTTGACGAAGTATCGATACTCGGGCGTTTCAGTAAAGGAGTCCCGCCAGACTGTGACTTTTTGAATCCGTTCGCCAATCCTCTCTGGGTCAGTAGCGTACAACGCTCCCCTTTTAGTCCCCAGGTGAAAAGCAGCTTCAGCGACAGGATTCATGGCCTTACGCACCCACGCTGTTAGTGGTGGCGTGCCATTCCACACATAGCTATGTGACATGGGGGACCATGTTTCGTTGGTCTTCTCAAACCGCCGAATGCGCAAGCCGTGTACGTCTGTGGTTTTACCTGGATCCAATGGGTGTGGTATCTCTTCCGGTCCGGGGTCAAATGCCTTGTTGTCATGAAAAGTCACTCTCTTAACAGATGGAGTTGGGGAACAGAGAGAGGACTTGGAGTGCACCGTGCCAGCAGGTGAGCCCGTCTCGGCAAATGTGCAGTGACACCGGTCTTCTGCCCCCGTGGCACGTCCATAATGGACATGGCGGCCACGAGAGTCACCGGCATCACTCACCTGGCGAGTGACAAGAGGGATGGCAGTAGGCGTATCTGAAGATATGCTGCGAACCAACCGCTTGACGCTACCAGGTAAGGACAAAATGGACTTCCTAATTGGGTTAGGAGGTCCTTGCACATATGCCGCATTGATGATCGCGGGCCCGCCACGCTTCTTCGGCTGTTCTACGGAGGTTATGTCAATTACGGCAATACCTTCCGATGGTGGTGCAGGGGAACCAGTGTAAGGCGAAGTTCGCCCCCTCTCCCCCTCCCCTGGGTCAGAATTTGTCCGAGATGGATATTCCGTCGGGAACTCAGCCGTGATGGGCTGGTTCAACCAGCGATTGACACAAAAGTCAGGGTCAACGCTGCGCGGCGGTGAACACGGTTTCAAGTCCTCCGAACCCCAGGAGCGGGGATGATGGGGCACCGACACCTCAGACCAAGACCCACCCTTTTCAGAGCAGACGTCAGCACGCTCGGGCGGTTCTTCCACCTCTGGGATCTCACCAGTGCCTTCATCCCTGTAATTGGTGTTAAAAATTACAGTATGAGGTAGTTTTATCTCCTCATGATTAAAGCGAATTGTAGCTCCAGCTGTCCATTGCATGTCGGCAACGTTACGCACATTTGATTCATTGTGCGTGACAGGAGCACCATTCACCTTAATAGCCCTTCTAAGGTTAGGGACGTAAGAGATTGGATGGTAGACACATTGAGAAGATGACTTAAGCACAGTGAAGCCCTCCAGCACATGACGGATAAGCACGCGATCTCGGAGCCCGCAAGGATATTCAGCTTCGTAAGGGTATTCGGGAGCAAGTGACACGGTTCCAGTCAAGACTGACTGTGGACCTAGTGGCACCCCCTTACACCAATACGAGCGGCACGTTGCGCGGCTTGAGAACTCGCAGACTGGATTACCGTCAACAACGGAGTAGGACAACGCTGCACCACAGAAACAGAGTGTGTTAATCTTTCCTGTGCCCGCAAGACCAGCAGTGTAAGGCTTGGTGCAAGAAAACATTGGGATCTTAGGTTCCAAAGACTGGGTGAAAGTTGCGATGGTGGTTCGCGCCCAACGCCCAATCCCGCACAAGATGCCCCAGATGTAATCAAACAACCAGTGATGTGGCTGATCAGCCATTACAACTGTGTTGGTGGTACGGGTCCAAGAGAGAGTGGCCCTGAGCAGGGCTGCCGGAGTCATAGAGCGAAGCAATGTACTGATCTTCTCTCGAGGAGTTTCTCCCTCGACAAAATACCCAGGTGGTAACACATTGCCTCGAACTGCCATAGCCAACATTCGATTCAGCCACTCACTGCTCCCCCTGGTAGCGTATGCGTGCAGCAAGCCTGCTAGCACACAGCCGACTACGGCCGCGCCAGGGTTGATAATCAAAGTAAAGAGACCAACGGCCTCTTGAGCAGTGGGTAGTTTACCGCCCAACAAGTCAAATACAATGGAGGCGGCGGTAGTTGCCCCCATGTACGTTGTGAGTGCTTGCTGAAAGATGGAGCAAAACCCCGAGTCCGCTAGGGCAATCCCAGCAAAAGACCCGAGGGCAGCAGCAAAGCCCCCCGCAGGAGTTGACAACCAGGTGCCCAAGCCTCCAGCCAGCATGGCCATGAAGAACCTGCCCGGTAAAGACCTAGGCAGGAGGAAAAACCCTGTTCCCAACATGGCTCCGCCCATGGCTGGTGAGGTTCCCAAAATAGTGAACCCCCCCAGCACCTGGGCGGCTGCCATGATCTTCGGTCCATGCTCAGCCAGAAATCCAAGCACCTGCGTGCCAAACGGTACGGGTGGTGGAGGAGGCGGCAACGGCAACTCTGGCACCGGAGGGACCGAACCGGCCCTAAGTTCTTTGAGCCAGTCAAGTGCCTTGGTGCCATGCAGCTTGCAATAAGCTGCAGCAGCCGCGCCGTGCTTCGCTGCGATGTCTGCGATCTCAGCAGTTTTGGTTTTGAGGAGGTCGATATGTGGAGCCGCTGCGGCGCCCACGGCAGTGCTAGCCGCGGTGGCATGCTGACTAGCAGCCTCCCAAATACGATCGTATAAGGGCTTGGTGATTTCCAGCGCTCCCGACAGATCGACCCCCTCAACACACTCTTGGAGTGACAGCCCAGGATCCTCGTGCACAGGGGCACGTTGACCCTGCATGCAGACATGAAATGTGTGTGTGACCATTATTGACCCCAAAGAGTCAGCTATAACAGCCACAGAGCACAATCCAGCTGCAAGGGCCAAACCTGCCACAAGTGACATATCCAACTGCACAACACCCAGGGCACCCATCAGCTCAAGCACGCGAGTATTATCGCTGTTAAAGTGCTGAGTGGGGCCATCGAGGTTGTAGAGAAGAATAGCGTCCTTGTCAGCAAGCGGGACACCGTACCCCTTGTAACGATCGCACACTGGAAGTGTGTACCCTCGCTCCTGAGCAAAGTCAACTTGTGACCCAGTCAGGAGGGGGTAGTTCACTTCCTGTTGTTTTGCTCTCGCAACATTGGGAGAGGTGACAGCCCTGATCATGCTAGTGTAGAAATCCTGGACTGGTGTTAGCTCAGTGGTTATGCACGGCAGCAAAGGCTGCAGCGCATAAGCACCGAGCAACTGAGTGATTCGCGCAGGAGCAAGAGTGTACCATGCCATGCCGGAATCATAGACCTCCATCACAGTAGACAGAGGTACAATACCGGCCTGACCGTGCTGCTTCAGCGCGAAAAAGTATGTTCCAGGGGCTCCCCTCCCAGTCCTACCACGCCTTTGGAGCCTAGTGACAACAGATGCAAGCTGACTGCGCACACTGATCGTGATTGTGGGCTGAAAGTCAATCTCCGCATTGGAGACAACTTCAGTACAGCAATCAGTGACGGTCTGGAAATTTCCCGTGTACCCAGTCATCAACGCATTCGTTGCCACAACGACAATGTCGCCCTCAGCTTTAATGACAGAAACATCCTTACCACGCCAAAACGTCACAGCTTCTATTCCTAGCGCCGTGAACGAATCGGCTATGGCAACACACTGTTTCTTCGTGTCACAGAACACTAAGTGGCGGCCAGATTTGTAGTTGGTGGACTTAAGGGAGGACCCATAGAATGGTATGTCCCCATCAGTTCCCAGCGGCACCTCCGTGATTTGGGGGTGAGGTGCCATATGGGTACCTGGTGGAGTAGCCGTGGCCAGAATCACTGTCTTGACGCCCATGCTCTCTGCTTCAGATAGGACGACGGCTATACCCAAGACAGTGGTCGCGTCAGTGGCATGACACTCATCACAGATGATTATGTTCACACCCTCAAACATAGGTTTACCGATGGCAAGCATTTTGCCATAGGTAGAGTATGTTAGGGGGCTTCCTGTGATGACTGAGGTGTTACCACAATGCCAATTAGGAGAAAGACCATATTTGGAGTGCATGTACCCAGGCATAGCAGCTGTGGTTGCAACACTAGGATTGAGGACGAGCACAGTATGCCCAGCCGATATGTAGTCGGCAGGGACACGAGTGCTCTTACCAGACCCCGTGGGCGCCACAAGCTCCTTGATGGAAAACTGGGCTGTAGGCGTCGGAGTGATGCAGTTCTCCGGTGTTGGCATTGGGCCAGGGGCACCTTCCGGCATACGCACTGGGACAACATGGGCTGCAACGCCAACCCCACCCCTCACCCCCGCAGCTCGGAAGGTACCGATGGCGTGTCCTTGAGGGCACACTACCGGACCTCCAGAAGAGCCGCGAAGGAGAGAGAGCGGGGTGGGCGAATCCAATGCCCACACTTCATCCTCTCTGTGCGTGACAGGATATGTGCCCCCGTCCTTGGCGACAAGGAACCCCGTGCGACACATGCAGGTGCATTGCTGCAGACACGACATGCCCTTAGGCAAGCGATAGCACGTAATGTCACTCTGCGAGTCATCGCTTAGTGGGTTCCTTGCTCCGCCCTCAGCAGCCATTGATCTCGCGCGAGATCCGTGGCTGGTGGTGAACAGGATGCCATTGCAACCATAGCCCATGCTAGACGACAGCATCGTCTTGAGAATGCAAACTTGGCCAGAATGGGTGGTAGAATCCCGGCCGGTAATACACACTTTAAGACGGGTGAAAATGCCATCGTCGCCCATGACCTTGGTGGTAACAGGAGCACACCGGTTGTAGTGAGGAGGAATGCCATCAAGCGGCACGCCGAGGAGCACAGAAGCTCCTCGGCGTGCAACGACAGGCAACCCCCCCACGCAATCACCGCACGCATACCTCACAGCAGAATCATGTATGTATTTGACTTCCGCAGTAGGGAACACGAACGGGTCGGTGGCAGCCCTGATATCCAAAGCCAGCGTGCGCATAGCAGGACCTAGAGGAGTGAGGTGGTCATACACATAGACCCTGTAAGCCGACAACCGCCACACGAGGAGTGTGCCCACTGCCCTCTCAAGCAAGAGGGGCAGCTTGATGCAGAATTTGCAACACCACTCAATGAGGCGGTTGCGGTCCACAGGAAGGAGGTAATGGAGAGCGCAGTAAAAGAGCGCGTCCACCACACTACAACACGTAATAGCGTACAAGCAGTACGGCGCATAGCCAGCACAACCTGCACACCACACGAGCAGCGCGTACACAGGGTACACCAGTGTGGTGGGCGGACTCTTGAACAACGCCTCGAGCGTGGCGTAAAAGACCTCGCGCAGGTAGAAAACTACCCACGCAAGCTTGACACGCCACACTCGGAAGCGCCAGAACGGCACCCAGGTGAGGAGGAAGATGAATCCAACAGCAGCCCAACAATTAATGGCTGGGGTGTTGTAGGACCCGTCGTCCCCTAAGGCGCTGTTACGGGTTAAAAGGAGAACGGCGACTGCAAGCAGCGCCGACAACCTTTGCCCGTAAAACACCTGGAGCACGACCCCCAAGGCTAGCGACAGCGGCCTAGATCCATACATGAGAAGGACCCAGACCGCCACCGCAAGCCAAGGGGCAAGATCGATGAGAGGTGCAGTGGCCAAAGCCACGGGAGCCGAGAAGTCAACAGACGCCTCAGCAAACCCCATGACCCAAAGCAAATACACCAACCCGACCAGTCGCGCACCCATGAATTGCAACAAGCAAAACAAGAACACTGACCTCTCAAAGAGACTGAACAAGTGGCTCTTTGGTAGGCCAGTGAACACCTGAGATGTTTCCGACGCCAAGGCAAGTCTCCCCTGTGTGGCATCACCGATGGCAAAAGCATGCCCAGGGCACACAAATGCCTCAATGTGGTCTCTTCCAGCTATGACCGGCACCCCCCACAGGGGGAACCAGGGGAATTTACGCCTCTGGTAGTAGGGGGAGCCGGGCATGCGGGAGAGACGGTCTGGCTTACAAATACAAGTCACTGGGAGTGGTATCCTTTTAAACCTGATCTTGCCATCAGGCTTTTCACCAGCAGATGTATTAGTTGCAGAGACACATCGAGACAGATTCCTACCAAAGTGACAGGCTGCTAGCGTGAGCTTGGGCGAGACCGTGAAGTTGTCGCCCATGCCCACGCAAGGCTGCTTCCCGATGTCACACGGTTGGCCCTCAGGGTTAATGCACTTGCCTCTCATTCTAGCAACAGGCGTCTTGTTAAACACATGTTGCAAATGTGGAGTGAAGCATGAGTGGTAGCGCAAAGTTAGGTCACAAGGTGCCGCCACAGCAGAATGTAAAGTGGCGTACAATCCAAGCAACATGACAACCCTGAACGCCTTCCCCTCAATCAAATAGGCCATGGAGACAAACAAAATGCCCATATGGAACTCTGTAAACAGCATCCCAATGAGCCACGGCACCTGTTTGAGCACCATAGCCATAAGATCGAGGAACGCGTTGGACTCGAGCAACCCGTCAAGGGCAGTGGTGATAGTGAACGCGTCGACACTCAACCCACAGGACATGGAGCAATTGGTCTCAACATGCCGTGGGAAGTACTCGACGAGAAGATCCAATATCACCAGTGTCACGCCGCACACCTCACCCGCACCAGACACCTCGCAGCCGTATACCACGACCGAGAAAATGTCTAGATGGTCCGCGAATAAGGTGAGCGGCGACGCCCGGTCAGGATGATGGGACAAAGTTGGAGAATATTGAGTCCAACAGATGTCAGTTGCCACATAACATCCAGGAGAATGCCAACACATGTCAGATGTACAGTACCGGAGGTCCGCTTGAGTGCAGACGTTCGATAAAGTCCATGTCCGGTCCGGTAGTCGGCACGCCTTAGTGGGCGCGCTGTCCATGGGCACAGGCAACAGGCACAGCATGATGATGAATAGCTGCACTCCCGCTACCCCTGTCCCGGCATTCAATACGTCCTCTAAGCCCCTGACACAATGTGCCAGGAACCTGAGGCCGTAGCCGGTGACTGGCCAGACTATAGGTAGGGACATGCCCAGGTCCGCTGCCCACCCTGTCACGCCATCAATCACGCGCCCAAGGTTGCGTGACCTATGACGAGGGTCGTCTGACCAGCCGCCGCTTTTAGGAGCTGCTAGGCGCTGCAAAGAATGCATCGCCCAATCAACGCCGGGGATTGGTCCACCGTACGCCTTACGCGCAAACCAATTCCGACTGGGTCGGCTTGACCTACTCCTAGAGCGGGAGGGCGTTCGAGACCTACGCCTCGAACGGCCCCTTGGTCCCTGCCGTGATCGGCTACGGGACCTGCGCCTACTCGGCGCTCTTGGTGGCTGCCACACCACCAAGGCGCGCTCCCGTGTTCGGGAGCGCCCACGTGGACGGCCCCCCGCCATCCACGCGGAGCTGGGCAACTGTTGCCCAGCCACACCGGCGAACACATAATCCAAGTCACTACGATGAGTGACGGGGACGCGTATGACGCCGGAGTCGCCTTGCACGCGGACTGAGTCTCCGCACCAGGCGACTCGTGCCTTGTCCTTAAAGCAGCAAAAGCCGCTGTCAGGAACATAGGTCACGGGGTCTAGGGACACAAAGTGTCCCAAGGCCGCGAACTCCTTAGGCAAATGCCCAAGGTGTTCAAAAAGGTACTCGCCATTAGTGCGAGCCTTTTGGATCAGTGAGTGTAGTAGTCTAGGTCGCCGCCAGCGAACTAGCCGCCTAACAGCCCTCAGGAGTCGAGGGCTGGGAGGTGTACCCCACTGCTCCGCCATCGTCGGTCTTGCACCGTGCGATGGCGGCTTTGCCACGCTCAACGTTGAAAACTGCCTAGTGTTAGGGGGAGAAGCCCCCTTACGCGTCCCGGTAATTTAACTCAACGTTTGGGCGGGGGGCAAAAGCCAAC